CTCATCAGAATCCCACGGTGCTGATTCTTTCTTAGATGAAGGTGCACTTACAGTCTTTGATGCCTTAGGTGCAGGAGTTTCGTCCTCATCCAAATCAGTCAAAGATGCATTCTGCACTGCACGTGCACTTCCGTCAAGTGCCAATACACGGTAGAGCTTTTGCTTCAATTCGTCATATGGCTTGAAGTGTTCTTCTTTCAAGAACTCTTGCAATGAGTGTTCAGACTTCCACAGCTTTTCCAACTTTGCATCGTCATCCATCAATGGCTCTGGCTTATCGAATTCAGACTTGTCATAGTTACGATATCCTTCTACATTGCGGATCTTTAGCTTGAAACTTGCACCCGCCCACATATCGAACGGGTTCACAGGATCTTCATCCTCAAACTCAGGATTCATTGCAGCATTCAACTTATCAAAGATTTTCTTACCGTACTTGTACAGAAATACTTTACCTTCGTTCTCTGGATGTGCTTTATCACTAACAACGTAGATGTTGCTAATGAAGTTTAATTTACGCTTTTGTTTGCGTACTTGATCTTGATTTGCTTGAACACCGGTAGCCCATAGTTGACTATTATATTCAGAAACAGGATCTTGCTTACCAATTGTAGTAAGCGACTTTTCGATGTACCATTGACCGCCTGGACCTTTGAAGCCGTGATCAAAGATACGAACAAACGGGACATCTTCACCATCAGGTGCTGGCAAGAACCTGATCACAGCAAATCCGTTACCGGACTTATCTACTTCTGGTTGCCAAAAGCGATTATCATTCTCGCGGCCTCCACCTTCCGGTGTTGCGAGCTTGTTTACTTGCTGGGTGATTTTCTCGAGACTAGTCTTAGAAGACTTTTTGAGATTTGCAAAAGACATACGTATACTCCTTATATTTAATGTATTTAATGTATATTAACTTATCCACTTACCGCATAACAATGATATTATATATCCTTCCTTAAAACGGGTCAACACTATTACTTGACCAAACAACCATTACAATCATGACAGTTGGAATGATGGAGATTGGTTGCCAATAGATACTTTGGACCTGATACTGGTTTGTTGCCTCTGTGAGGAAAGAACCAGTACGGAGGAAATATTACAACAGATCCTTTTTTAGGTTTGAACGATACTCCGAGGTCAGGAAAGTCTGTCTCACCACCCTCTTCAACATCATTCAGATAACAGAATATATTCATAAACCTAGCGCTACTACAAACACTATCTGCATCACAGTGAATTTTAAATTCATCTATTCCGTTGTTTTCATACTTTTTAATTCTTAAAAATTCAAACGTATAATTTCTTGGAAAAAAGTTGTTCTGAAGAGGAAATTCATTCTTGTAACGATCCGCTGCCTTGCCAAGCATAGTAGCTACGTGATTGTTAAATCTAACGTGTTCTTGCTCATTTGAGAATGTTGTAAACACTAGCTCTGAAAAGTCTGGTGCCTGATCGTAGAATCCGTGATGATACTCAGTTGCATGCTCCTTACCGTACTTGTCATAAAACTCAACAAAGTAATCACAGTAGTGATCTGGAACAACGTTGGGATAACATTTAATCAAATCAATTAGTTGCATGCCTAAATCTTTCTATCAATATTTGTTTATATTTGTCATTATATTCAATAAACGGAGTCAGTTTCAACAATTTATTCTTCTCTTGACTCCATATTGGATCAGTACCCATGTTCTTAGACCAATAACCAAAATACCGTTGAATGTGGTTGATGATTATAATAGTCTCAGCACATATCTCTTTAGAAAGATACCTTTTGAAAAGTATTGGATGCTGGTTGTCAACTACCTTTAATGATTCAATTAACCCGTCTAGCTTATCAAGATCGCTCTTGAACACATATGAGAGGGATTCCTTGCGTTTAAGCCAGTCCTTATATGCTTTCTCAGCAACTTGCTCATTAACCAAATCACCTACCCACTTATCCTCAATGACTAAGTTTGCAACAAGAAAGCCTATAATATCCTTGTGCTTTGCTAGCTTGGTAAAGAAGATTCTATCAGACCGTTTTTCAAAAGACTCGTAAGATGCTTTGACCTTACCGTTGTATTTGAAGTAGTCGTAAGATGTCGACTGGAAATGTCTTTTGAGAGCGCAGTATTTAAGATACGCTTCGTAGTCAGTCATAAGGGGAGTTGCGTGGTCTTTGGTAGGTAGTTAAGTTTCTCAGCTTCAAGCTGAATCGATGCTTTAAGTTTTGAATTATTTCTAATCAAAGATGCTGCAGTCTCAACATCCAATCCTTTTTGTTCACAAAAGTAAATTACAGCATCAATGTATTGCATGTCTTTGGTATACACAATATGTTCGATCTCTTTTGTAAACTCTACTATACTGACAAAACTTAGATCTTGTATCATATCAAACGAAGAAAATTAAACCAAGGAGAATTGCTTGTGTAGCAAATCCTAAACCAATCGTTACCAACATGAGCATGTCTTTCAAAATAGCTGATCTAAGGAAGTAAAGCAATAACCCACCCCATACCATCAAAGTAATATCCAAAGGCGGCATACGGTCTGTAGCATGCGCCATTACAGCAAAGAAACCTGGAATCGTAGAAGCCATTATACAAATGACGCTTATCCATGCTATTGTATCGGCAGAAGTCTTTGAGAACCCATCAAAATATTGAAGGAGTTTTTCTTTAATTAAATTAAGTTTTTCCATTAGTTCTTTGTCCGTAAAAAATATGACGACCGATTTGTGTTATCTTTGGAAGCTTCCAGTTTGGATTGATGTAATCCGCGTGATAAAAATAAGCATTCTTGATTGACGATAATCTAAAGTCTTCCAACAATACCTTCTTAGCAACTTCCATTGATTCTTTGTAAAGTCCGTTGTGCTTGACAGTCGGGCCATTCAAACAATACCATGAAAACTGACATATCACCTTACCATACACAACATTCTTTTGGTAGACAACATCACATATATCTGATGGATACTTACCAGATTCAGCCCTATTTATTGTCACCTGAGCAACTGCCACCTTACCTTCAAAAGGCTCTGTTGCGGCTTCAAAGTATATGTTCTTAGCTAGGCATGTGAGCTGCCTTTCACGCTCAGCCATAGAGACTGGACTATTGAATTGTTGGTCTTGTTTATAAGATTGAATTTTGCTTGAAGTGTACAGGCTGATAGCATAAAGTGTTAAAGCTAAAAGGAATACTTTGAACAAAATATTTGAGACGTGTACCATCAGCTCTCCTTCTTTGAAAGAGATATCTTAGTAGAGGATGTTTTTGTTTCTATTTGAATATTTGACACAAAACCATTCAACAGCTGTGCCTTGTTGATGACATCGGTTTCGGATGGGTAGGGTGGGTACGGTGGATGTTCTGGAATTGGAAGTCCGTTCAGCTTGGCTGAATCAACCTTTACATTCCAGTCTGCGCTGAGACGATCCTTTTCTGAAAAGTAAGAATCGGTTAGCATATCTTTTGCCATTTTCAAAAGGTCAAGCCTTATTTCAAAAGGTGTCATATTTGACATTAGTTCTCCTGTGTTGTGTAAGTGTGTGATAGGTTATTCTGTTACGAGGAAACCTACCGAAACCCTAAGCAGTGTTTAGGCTGCTAATGCGAACTGTTCGTCGTTTGCGTTTACGGATTTTGCTTGATTAACGGTCATCGCCTACCGTGCTGTCCACTCTGCTACTTGTTGCCCTGTCGAAACCAATTCAGGCCCATTATAAAACACACTACCGTGGCGTGTAAGGGTTTTCACCTTCTATTACGTTTTTACAACAACCCCGACTTCAGGTGACCGGAACCTCGTTTTGCGTAATGTGTTTTATGGTGGACCTGCCGGCATCGAAGCCGGGTCCAGAACACTTTTCTCTTTGCTTCATACAGCAATAGCGCTAATTATACATTAGACCTTAGTATTTATCAACCTGTCTCTATATTTATATGTCCAATTTGAATAACACCGTCCCAACCGTGTCCCTGTTCACTACGGCCACCAGAACAAGAGAACTGTGTATCAAATTCATGTACGTGACCACCATTCAAAGTATTTTCGTCACTAGACTTAATATCGGAAACCAAGATACAACCAATCAATCCAGCATCAACGCCGTACTCGTTTTCAGCTTCGTCATAATATCCACCATCACCATATTTAGTATTAAAAGATACAAACTTACGTCCGTCTTTTAACTCAAATAGTCCTTCATTAGCTCCGTGATCATCACGTCCTTTGAAGAAGAGGCCACACACCTCATCCCACTCTTCATGCATCACATAACACAAATCACCAACCCAGTATTTACCAGCGGGCATCAAATCAGTTTTCATAATATATCCTTATAAGTTGGGTGGCTCTAGGCCACCCCGTTCAATCAAGCAGCTTCAGCCATTTCAACTGCAGTTTCAAGAGCTTTCACTTTCAGAGCCTTGTTAGGACCATACCAAGCAGAAGCCAAATCCCTCTTTCATCTTTCTCTTC